AATCACTTGTAATTTTTAGATGTCCTTGCTGCAAATCTAAATTACGAACTAAATCACCAAAGTCGTCAGCAAAGCAAAGACTACTAGCGTAGTTTTTCCAATTCTTTTTTATCTATATAAGAAACTTTTGACCGTTCCTCATTGACTTCTTTGTTACCCATATACAACGCAGCGACAAGCATGATAATGCCGATCGGAAACAAGACCAACGTGCAAATGAGAAATATACCAATAAAGAATAAAGCAATGTTCATTACCAACGTTAGGGCGTAGCCCTATATAATCGTTCTGTCAAAAATGACTTAAGAGGGCTACCGTTGACCCCATGCTCGATCTGCATGGTGGTAATCCCTGACAGTCAACTAAATAAAACCAACTACCTAATAAAAACGTTGCTTCGCAACTTTTATAAAACTATTTATGTTCGCTTTCGTTGTCGTCAGCAGCCATACGTTGTTCTTCGATTTTGTCTTCGCAGAGGAACGTGAGTTTCCACAACACGCGTTTGTCATTAACGGATATTTTCTTATCATTATTTGCGAATGCCAATTCGAACCAGTTCAAAATGGTGGTATAGTCTTCAACCTCAAATTCAACCATGTACTTATAAGGAATGACCCACTTAAATTCTTTATGCTAACGCTTAAATTAGGGCAACACGTACGTTATGTATGGGATGTATGCGAGGATGTAATGGTATATGTAAAACACTGCCAAGTGGGTTAGACCAACATAGAGAAGATGTTTTTCTAAAACACGTATACTGTAGACATTGTAGAAAATATTTTTATAAAGAATGTGTTATAGCTAGTAAAAGTGGTGCTAAAATACTATGCCCATGTTGTCATACGTTTGTACGAAGGAAAGCATCATGTTCATCATTAAATAGGAAAAGAAAACGAAAAGAAGCAAAATTAGCCCAGCTATCTCGCTAGAATAGTCCTCCTTTACTACAGGTATGCAAGCTCACACCACTGGGTAACTATAAATATAAGACTTTACTTATAAGTGTATGGCAGAAACAGAAAGAAAAACAGAAACAGGTAAAAAAGAAGTATCTAAACCAGTGAAAGCATGTTCATGTAATGAAGATATAGGTAGAAATATTCGTTGTCCTGATCATGGCGATGCTGACAAAATTTGACATAAATAGACAAAGTTTATATGTTATAGGTATTTGAATGATATATGGGATTAAAATCAGCTTTTCAAAAAGTAGGTAATTTATTCAATATTAACAAGTCATATTCTGAAACTACAACTAGACCAAGTGTAGCACAACCTTACATGAGTACCGATACAGGTGCTAAACTACCAATTTTTCCATTTCCACTCATAATGATATATGAGTTGGCTGATAATATAGATGCTATTAGAATCCCTATTGAAACCATTAATCGTGAGATGTTTAAGAATGGGTTTGAGATAGTAGAAAGATTCAAGTATAAATGTCTTAATTGTTCAAAAGAGTTTCAATATGCACCAAACATAAATGTTGAAGGTGAAGGAAAAGCAGATATGCATAAAGTTCAATGTGACTCTTGTTTAAGTTATGATTTGAAAAGACCTGTACCTGAACATAGAAAGATTCTTGAAAATTTAATGAATAAACCACTTAACGGTAATATGCAGACTTTAGAAGATGTTGCAAGGCAGCTAGAAAGAGATTTAGAAATCGCAGACAACGCATATCTTCTAATGTTAAAAAACTATTTTATAGATGATACAACTGGTCTTATTGATAAAGATAAAACAGAAATAAAAGAAATACTACGTATTGATCCTCCACAAGTTGCTATGATTTGTGATAGTGATGGTAGAATTGGATATGATGATAAGAGACAGAAAATTTGGGTATGTCCACGTTTTGAACATAGGGATAAAAGATTATACAGTGATACATGTGGTAGATGTAATGCAAAAGGATTAAAAGCAATATTAGAAGTTAATTCTGTCTATTCGGTAGGTATTCCACAACCAAAGAGAGTTATCTATGGTGAAGGTGAAATTATATGGAAAGCAGGTAAATACAAACCAAGTTTAATTTATGGATTTTCTCCTATATTTGCTATATGGAGTAAAGCAATGTCATTATCTCATATGGATGAGTATGTTAGAAAATACTTTGATAAAATGAGACCTCCAAGAGGTTTACTTGTAGTTGCTTCTCGTAACTATGAGACATTTAGAAAGTCTTGGGATGCATTGGAACAAAAAGCCATTGAAGATCCTTACATGATACACCCATTAATGGTTGAATCTGATAAAGGTGGTAAGAATATGGCTAATTGGATTGATTTTACTGGTTCTTTACAAGAGTTACAATTTATTGAAGTAAGAAAAGAGTTAAGACAAATTATAGGTGCAGTGTTTGGTGTATTACCATTGTATTATGGAGAAATGGTAGGTGGTTGGTCACAAGAGGGTTTACAAGTTACAATTACAAATAGAGCAGTAAAATGGGGTCAAGACATACTCTTTAAATCATTTTTAAAGAAATTTACAGAAGTCATGGGTGTTGATGATTGGGATATTAAATTAGTTGCTGGTGAAGAGAATGACAAGTTAGCAGAACTACAAAGAGATGGTGTAGAAATACAAAACATGGCATTATTACAACAAATGGGATTTAAAATAGAAAAAACACATACTGGAGACTTTAATGTTTCTAAAGAAGCAATTTTACCAGAAGATGTTGATATGGAAGGAAAAGGTAGAAGAACTGCTGCACCTGAAGAAAATAGACAAAATTTTGCAGGTCAACCAAGTATGACACGACCATCTGATATAGGTGGTATATCACAAGGGTCACCAAGTTCTGGTGCAGGTACGTCACTATCACAAAAGAATTATATTGATGGAATTACACCAACAAACTTCACAGTTGTAAAAAACACATTACAAACAGCACTTGATTATGGTTGGAAGAAAACAAAAACAGTTGATGAGTTAAGAAAATATGGTATGACAGTTAGACAAGCAAGAAACGTAGTAGATAATGAACTAGGTCAAACAAGGAGGTGGGAAGATGGCGAAAAAGATTAAAACAACAGATGATGCAAGAAAGGAAAAACTCCCTAAAGGTTCTAAGGTAGTTTCAACACAAGAAACTGCAGATATAGCTTTAAAACAGGTAGAGGAGCGTATAAAGAAAACCGAAGCATTCAAGAAAAAATCAAAAAGTGTTTACAATGCTGATTTTTCAGAGATTGATGAAGCACTTGATGAAATACGAAAAGAATGTAGAAAACATGGCTTAACTGATTATTCATGTAATAATATATACTTGATAATGCAAGAGGCTCTTAGGAAAATAAAACTGGCAGAACACTGATGGCAACTAAACTAGATGTAGATGTTGGTAAAACCTATGTTGGTAAAAAAATATGGGAGACACATCAAAAAAATGAAGAGACCCATGTTAATGAGTATAAAGAAGCAATGTGCTTTGGTTGTTTAAAGAATGATGCTGCAGCAGCAGGTGTTTTTGATATATGTGGTGATTGTGCAGGTAAGAGAGGAAGAGAATCATTACTAGTGTCAATTAAAGGTGTATATTATGGAATATGTTATTTTTGTGGTGAACATAAATTTAACATGGAACAAATAAATGCTAGACTTTGTAGAAGATGTAGTAGAAAAGTAGCTGATGTAATGAAGCAATATAATAAACAAGGTGGGCAATTCGGTGCAGACCCATTTTGGATAAGAATGAGAAAAAAACACGGTAAAGACTGGAAAGCAGCCTTTAATGGAAATGGAACTATTAACTCTCGTTAGTTTCTAAGATAAAGTTAATTCTATCTAAATCAAAGTCATAATAACGGTGATCATAATCTATCTTGGCTTTTTTTATAGGTTCGCCTAAATATCTATCAACTCTCCACTGCAAAAGTGGTTTTCTTAAAAATCTTGGAAAGAAATCAAGTTTCATCTTTTTAAAGTTGAATTTCATTTTTTTAAACAGTACTAAAACGGTTTTATCATCTTTATAGTTATTTATATTACCATTTCTAAAATGTACAAGTGATTTCTGTAAAAATGGTCTCTCTTTCTGATCATTAGTGTTTGTGACAACCCAAAGTTTAGATTTATCATTAATATATAAATCAACAATCTTAATTTTTCTCATTGGTAAATCTAGATAACCTTTATAGAATCTTTCAAATTCTTCCATGTTTTGATAAATATATATTGATGAAGCCATGTTATTTACACAAAATACTTATTAATAAACGATACCTTGTATTTTTATGAGCAGGTGTGAATGTGGTAAGCTTATTTTTAAATATGGTAGAAAAGGATTTAAAATAGAAGTTTGTTATAGATGTGGAAATGTAAAATATAAATCTAAATTACCTACTGACGAGTTAGACTTTATATTAGCTGACTTACCATTAGTTTTACCATTTCTTATTAAAGAAGAGTATCTAAAACCATTGTAAATTTAAATACTTGTTTATGGTTTTTATAGTATGATTGAGATAATAGATGAACTATTTTCAGAAATAGTCATAGCTGTAGTTCTTGGAAGTGGTGGAACACTTATTGCATATTTTAGGAAGATATCTTTAACACAGAAAGACTTATGCTTAAGAGTAACTCAACTCCAAAAAGCCCTCATTATTTTAGCAACAGCGTTAGATAGACAATCAAATAGACTTCACGAAGAGGCAGACTCAGATTTAGAGGATTTAGTGGGTAAAGTACTAGACAAATAGTAGTTAGATTTAAATACATGTCATTTGTTGCTCTTATATGGTAGATCCAGTATTAATAACTGTAGGCGCAGCAGTGATTGGTGCAGGGTTAAACACACTACGAGGTTACTTACATAGAACAGATGAATCTTTCTCTGCAAGGAAATTCGCAGGTGCTTTAATCATTTCAACCTTCGCAGCAGTAGCAATAGGTCAAACTATCGCAACTGAGGGCATTGGTGAAGTTGGTTTAGCCTTAATTGGTTTAACCACTGGTTTCGCAGCTGATTTCGCAGTTACAAAAGCAAAGAAAGAGTAAATGGCTATGTTTTGGCTTATTAAGCCAACCATTCATCTTTTTTAGCAAACTTTATTAACGTTTTGTAGTCTTTCATATATATGACAAAGATATTCTTCAGTACATTAGAAAGCTCTATAAAAAGTATGGAGTCTGTAAAATCAGATGAAAGATTCTTTGAAGGACTATTAACAGTACAAATGAAGGATAAACAAGGTGAAGTTACGATAGTAGATGAATTGTATAAGGTTTTACCAGTTTGGATGGACAGAGGTGCACCTATTAGTGACACACATTCTAATAGAATTATCGGAAAAGGTATCAATTATTCAAAAACAACCATTAAAGATTCATCAGGGGATGAATTACCAGCAATTAAAATAACTGGAAAAATATTCAAAGATTATCAATTAGATAACTTAATTTGGGATAAAATCAAAAACAAGGAATATAAGGGCTTATCATTTGGTGGTGCTACAAAATCAGCAAGAACACCGTTTAGAATGAAAGATGGTTCTATGGCATACGCTTTAAGTGATTTAGAACACTATGAAGTTGCAGTATGTAAAGATCCAGCAGTACCTATGGCTTTAATCACTGATTTTAACCCAATAGCAAAGGCTCATCATAATGGAGAAGAAATAGGAGATGGTAAAATGAGAATGCAATGTACTTCTATTGGTTGTTATGTTGACAAAGCTGATCTTAATGAATCTCAAACATTTGAAGAGAAGGTTCAAGCATTAATGAGAGAGGGTAAATCAAGAGAATCTGCTGAAAAAATAGTAGGTAGTTTTGTTAAAAAAGATGATATAGACAAAGGAGCAGCAGGTAAAGGTGAATTGTATATCCCAAAAAGAGGTCATAAAGTAGAAGAATTAGATTTAGAAGAAGATGATAAAAAAGCAGATGGTGATGGTGGAATGGATGCAGGTACAGTCAATACAACTGATAACTTTAATGCAGTTCACCAAAACAAAGATAAAGAAAAGAAGAAGAAAAAGACAAAAAAAGATAAAGATGATGAACAAGATAAAGACTGGTCAAATGCAGATGGTGATAACTCAAAAGTATATAACCAAAACCAAGCAAATGGTGGCTATTATGCAACAAAAGGAGATGAAATGAGTAAAGAACAACAAACACATAACACTCCACAAAATAATAAAATGGGAACACGATCTACTGATTTCCTTTCACCACAAGATGATGAATCAGTATCACCTGCAAAAGACATGGAATTTGAAGGAAAAGCAGATACCACACTAAATCAAACTGGTGGTGTTAGAAATGATGTTGCCAATATGAATAGACAAAATGGTATGGAAGAAGAAGAAAGTAGTACTATTGCAAGAGTAAGAACCACACAACCTGAAAACAAATTTGTGAATGCATCTTATGATAAAACAGTCAATACAAAGGTATTAGACATTATTAAAGCAAGTTTAGAGAAACATGAGAAAACATTAAAATTAAAAAGTCTTAAACGTACACTAATATAAATCTAGTCAAAATCTTTATATACTGACATATTTAAGTATTTGTAATAACATGACTCTAGAAGAATTAAGAAAAGAAGACAAAGTTGAAGAAGAAGAGTCTGACAAGGAAGAATCTGAAGATACAAACAAATCTTTTGACGAAGCCTTATTGGAAACTATTTCAACTCTTACAGAACATGTAAAAGCTCTATCAGAATCTCAAGCAGATTTAGATTCAAGACTTGAAAAAGCTCTTGAAGTAAAACCTGAGACTGAATTAGAACTTCAACCAGCAACAACTGATTCCGAGGACATCGGAGCAGATGTTATCGTCCCTGATACAATGCAATCTAACTCTGTTCAAGCAGGTTTAGATGATGATCAATCTGGCGAAGATAAACCAGAAGGTGACGATTCAGGACTCTCTATGCAAGAGAAATCAAACTTTGATTTCACTACAGAGACTCCACGTCCTAACGCAGCTATCGAAACTGTAAACAAATCAAGTGAAGTACCTGATTTGAGTATGGTATTGAAAGATGCAAGAGACAATGGCTATGATGGTCTAAACAAAGTCGCACAAAAGATTTTGAAAGGTGATTATTACACACCAACAGCAGAAGAGGTAGGTCAGTACTAAAATGGCT